TACAATTACCACTTTGAATACTAGAATCAGAGTATATCTCTGCTGCCTTACCATAACTTGAATCATCTGTTGTTGTGTAAATACCAGTAGTTGTTTGATTATCTGAGGCAACAACCATATCAATTAAATAAATACCAGTTGAGGGAAATGTAAAATTACCACTACTCTCAGTCATTCCTGTTCCTAATTGACCATATCCATCTGTATCAACTCTTTCAAGATTTGAAGTAAAGACAGCATTTGAAGTTTTGTTAGCATTTAATCTCCATTGATCTGCCATAGATATACCAGCATTAGCAAAACTTAAATTACCAGATCCATCTGTCTGTAAGACTTTGCCATTGACAGGAGCTGTACTTGGAAATGTTAAAGTATAACTTTGTCCAGCACTATGAGGTGGTGACTTTAATTTAATTCCATGAGAATTGACATGGCAGTTGAGTTGTATAGATCCATCAATACTAGATCCATCACCTTTGGATATGACACCTGATCCTGAACTATCTGATAT